GTCGCCACCTTGGTTATAAGACTCTTCTGTTCCTTTTAATGAGTCTAAATGATCTTTGATCGTAAATGACCCATCTTTATTATTTGTTGCCCAGTCTTCCAGCTCTTTTTCATCTGTTTCTTCATCGACTTCTTCCAAATCTAAAGCCTTACGAATAACGTTTTTATCTCTTTCATCACTTTTTGTATAAATATAAGTTGAAATTGCGTCAACATACTTCGCGCCATCTTCTTTGGAAACATTTTCAAAATCCTGCATATCATTTACATAAAAATCATTTATATTTTCATAATATTGTGATTCCTCTTTTATATAAAACTGATTGATATCTTTTAACACCTGATCTTGAATTTGCTTTTTGACATCTTTTGATAATTCTTCGTCACATTGATCAATAAGTTTGAAATAACTAAATAAACTTAAATAAAATTTCTTTGGACTTAAACTATTGTAATCATAGTAATTTACAGATTTTAATTTTAAAATTTCAAGAATTTCGTATTTTTCCTCTGTTTTACCACTCATCAAGAATTTAATATCATCTGATGTCAGGGATGAATAAAATGAAAAATCGTCAATTTCAAAGATTCTTTGTAAGATACCTTCATAAGAGTATTTCTTATCTTCAATGATCTTTTTCAGATCTTTCTGAGCCTCTTCACTAGATAGCTTTCGCCCCGGCTCTTTCGTATCTGGTTTTTCATACGTAACTTCTGGTTGATCTTCCGAACTTCCATTTGTTGTGACCTTTACATCGTCATTTCCAGTATCCTGATTATTTTTTACTTCCTCTTTCGTACTATTCTCATTCAACTGTAACGTTGAAGATTCTGTACTACTAAATTCTTCTTCCTTTTTCCGCTTTGCAGCTGCTGTTGTTACTTCTTCAGCATAAACTGGCACTGCATAAGAAAATCCGGAAGAAGCAGTCATAAAGAGTGCCAGAACACCAGTCGTAACGCGTTTAAAATACGTTGATTGTATCTTATCAAACATCGCGATCACTTCTCCTTTCTTTATTTAATTTTCAAGGTTCGCGGACTGGATCACGCTGCAGATCGGACTCAGCGGCTCCGCAACAACGCAATCTTTATCGTCCAATATAAATATGAGAGATTTGAAAAAAAATAATTATATGAAAACACAATTTCTTCAAATTTCTCTTGTTTTAAATATGAGTTTTTTAATTTTTTTTAATTTTCACATATAAAAAACAGCAGCCATATTTCAGACTGCCATCTATGATCATTTTTTGCTTTGATTTTTAATCCATTTTTTCAATTCTTCTTTCATCCCATCTTTTTCTTCTTCAATGATTTCTTCAACAACTGGTGTTACAACATCGTCAAAAATTTTATTACAGATTTTTCTTTTTAGTAAAATAAGTTTACAAACAATTAAAATCATAAGTCCAATTATATCTGATAAAATAAGCAATAATCCCTCAGAAATATAATCACAGACATAATCAATAATCGTCTTTCTGCTTTCATTCTTTTCATTATCATTCTTCGCATACTGCGATGCGTCAATTAAATATTCTCGTACAATTTTTATATTGAAAGACATTGTTATTGGTTCCTTTTCTGATGCAGTAGAACATGTATTACATTCTTTAGAATTTTGAGATACCCTTCTTCTACAAATATGCTCAGTAGGTGTATCATTTGCTGTTACATAAACATAGTTGTTGTTACATACTGGAAATCCAGTTAATATTCCTCCAACTAATGTCAACAGACTAAACATAAACTACCAGATTTTTTTTAAAAATTTCTTAATTTTTTTATCCATGATAAACATCTCCTTCTTTAAATTAAAATTTTTCTCCACAAGAAAATAATCCTACTTTCTCTCATCGTCATTATACTGCATTGAGAATATGATATTTTTGATCCACCATAATTTACTTTTTTATTCCTCCTCTCAACAACAAAAAAAGCCCCTGGATTTCTCCAGAAGCTCTAACTAATTATATCTTTAGGTACGAAAAAAAGAAGAACTGTTACAATTCTCCTTTTACAATATTTATCTTATCAATGTATCACGAAAAAGTCAACCAGAAACACGTCATATTTGCCTTTTGTCATATACCTAGTGGCAACTATGCGATATGAGAAAATTAATATGATAATATTGCATTTCAACAGTTTGCAACAAAAAAAAGACTCAGAATTAATTCCAAGTCTATTTTTTTATGCCTCTTCAGGCGTTATTTCTTTTTTTTTTCCTTTCAACAGCTCATTACACATCCATTCACGAGGTGTAAAATTATGTAAAAGATTCATCTTTGCATCGAAATTTAGAATTACATAAATTTCAATGAGTAGATACAATTGCGAATGAATAGGAATCCAATCAATGAGGAAACTTTTAATTCTTGAAACGGCATCTTTATATAATTTACAGCCGTAAAACCAAATGCCTTTAGGTGTGTGGATTCACGGCGTCCACTTACATCTTATCCCTGATTTTGGATATACCTTTCAATCGTTTCCTGTGATACCTGTCCAATACTGTAGGCAAAATATCCATCCGACCATAAGATCTTCTTTTTCCAGTACTGCTTCTTCAGATATTTTTCATGGGTCTTCCACATCTAATACGTGCTGTCCTGCTTTAACTGCCGGACCATTTCCGAAACAGCAACATTTGGTCGATATCCGATCAATAGATGTACATGATCCTGATCTGTTTCCATCTGAACGATCTTGTATTGTCGCTGCTTTGCAGCATCGTACAGAAATTGTTTGACGTCATCTGCGTATCTCTGTGACCGGAATAACTTTTTCCGATATTTTGTCACAAAGATCAGATACACCTTCATACTATATTTGGAGTAACCTCCTCGCTCATAACCATCCATGTTGATCTCGCCTGTATCCTTTCCATCCGTTCCAGTTTCGGTGTTTTGAATCCCCATGGCATGTCTGAAAATTTCACAGTATCTCCATTGATATCCATCAGGACCGCATATCCCGTGGACATTCTACCTTTAATAAAGTAATATTTCCCAAAATACCGGACTTTGTCATACTTTCGGAAGCCCATGATCTTTCCTGTCGCCTGTCTGATCTCAGAGCGTTTCCCATGATACTGCTGAAAGTCTCCGGCAGAAACACATTTTTTCCGATAAAGAAGACTGTTGATCGTAAATGGTCTGCCTTCCGTTGCGATCACGCATGCATCGATATAATGTTCTTTTGGAAGATCCATTGCCAAACGGTTTGCTTTTGTAATATAGCCATAGGTTTCAATGGCTTCCGGATATCTTCTCAACAGCTGTTTCCGGATCGAGTTCATCTGTGTCGCATACTTCAATGTCCCTTTCTCCATTCCTTCCAGATCCAAATGGATCTTCCCCTTATGCAATGCCTGATGGCATGTATGACAGAGTGTGATCAGGTTTTTCGCATCATCGGAGCCACCCTGACTGCGGAATACGATATGATGGACTTCTAAATGACGATCCTTTCGTTTTCCATGACAGTATTGACACTGATGGTTGTCACGATCAAGGACCATAGCTCTGGTATTTTCATATCCATAGTTCGGGCCTTTCTGATAGCCCCAGTGTCGGATATTTGGGTTGGCCAGTGCTGGATTCTTCATCCGATGAGGATTGAACTGTCCCGTTTCCAGGATGATCCTTGTGATCGGAAGGATACTTTTGATATATTCAATTTCTTTCACATGACTGTGGATTTTGCTCTGCATCGTTGGACTAAACCGGTCTTTTCGCCTCAAATTCCTTCGATTATCGAATCTTGGTTTTCGATAACGGGTCTTACGGTGTCTCCGACTTCTGCGTTTTGTTCTTCGTTCGGTCATTTTACCCGTGATATCATTACGGACAGCGACTTCCGAAAGATAAACAATCTCATCCTGCTCAGTTCTTACCGCAGTTGCAAGCTTACCGCTTCCGGTATCAACAGCAAGTTCCAGATCCTGCTTATATTTTGTTGTTTCATATAACAGTTGGATCGTAAACGGTTTTCTTCGCTTTACTTTTACCCTTTCCTGTTTTAAGAGCAGCCGGGCGATCACCGGTGTACACGGCATCAGCGGCTGTTTGTCTTTCGTTACTACATAAACTAACATAAGTTACTCCTTATAAACACTCTGCCGGATGGCAGGTTATGCGTACTACACCGTACTGTTACCATACGGCTGTTCCGACGTTAACTTGACAATGATAGAAAGGCTTTTTGCATGTATGTCACAAGGCTGTTCTTACTCTGACCTAACTTAGTATCATACACGACAGAGCGGGGGTCTGTTACGTCAACCAAGGGTGTCATGACCTAACTATCGTAGGATCCGTTTCTGAATCCTGAGTCTGGTGCACTATTTAACAGAAGCCACAGATCTTTATGGTCTGTGGTAGTTCACTCAGTTTTCAAAGTTCGCGGACTGGATCACGTTGCAGATCGGACTCAGCGGCTCCGCAACAACGCAATCTTTATCATCCAATATAAATATGAGAGATTTGAAAAAAAATAATTGTATAAAAACACAATTTCTTCAAATTTCTCTCGGTTTAAATATGAGTTTTTTAATTTTTTTTAATTTTCACATATAAAAAAAACAGCAGTCATATTTCAGACTGCCATTTTCAACTACTACAAGCTTTTCGCTTTCCACTCATTTATCTTTGACAATATCTTTATGAAAATTTGTTTTGAAATTGACACTGCTATTTTCTCCATAAGTTTATTTTTCAATAGGGCTGCAAACCCAAATGCCATATGGAATACGGAATTCAACATAAATTTAACTATTTTTACTAGAATCATTTTGATTATATTCATGATATTTAATACACGAACATCTTCAAAAATTGCAAGATTTTTTTTATCATTATCTTTTTCAGAATTAGTATTTATGTCAGGTTTCAATGCATACTCTTTTACTATTTCCATCTTTCCATCTGGATAAATGGTCCTTGTTTCTCTTTGCAAATAGCTTTCAATCATTATTTGATGATCAAATGTTTGGTCTTCTGTAGCTGCATATACTACAGTTACAAATGAGTCCATTGTTATCAGTCTTGTTGACAGTACAAACACCATGCATATAACAAACAATTGATTTAGTCTTCCCGTGGCTTGATTAAAAATTCTTTTCCTCATGTTTCTTCTCCTTAAAATTTAAAATTTTATTATCCTGTTCCCTTCTTCTGCCACCTGGTAGAATTCTGCCTCTAACACAGACCTGTATTACTTTATTAAAGCATTTTTTCATCTTTTTTTTATAATTTTTCATTAACCATTAACAATTGCTCCACATATTTATAGCATTTTTCATCTCTCCTTTCATCATTTTAGCAAAACAAACATGATAGTTTTGCTACACGATAATCTTTTTGTTTCATTTTTTACATAAAAAATAGCGATTCCATCAAGAACCGCCTACGCAAAAAAAATAATTAAAAAAAAGTCCATGTATAAATGTATACACGAACTTATTATGACTATTTTATCACAAAAACTATCATTTGTCTATTTTTTATGATTTTCAGCTCCATATTTTTTCCGAAATCTATCATATTTATAATGAAGGAAAAAACAAAACGTCTTTTTGGTTGAGCGGATGCGTATTTCCTCTCATTTTTCTCGTAGGAAAATCTCTAAGCGTTAAAAAATGTTTACCGTATAGTATTGTCCAAGAAAATCAGCCAAATCTTATGAATCGATATAAAGATCTTAAAAATTTTCGTATCGGTTCATTTTTTTTATATGTGAAAAATATTTTGTGTCAAAAATCTCATATTTAATATAGGAAGAAAAAAATAAAAAAATCCGAACACTCTATAAAAAGAAAATATCCGGATGCTAGTTATTTCATTTCTTTCTTATTTAATAACTACTCCTTCTCAGGAGGAGTATTAATATACACATTGCAATCTTTTAATGTAATGTGCAGTACCATTTTATCTGATGAATCTTTTCGTGTATGCTCATCAGAATTATTATCATTAGGAGCCGATGTGTTGTAGACATTGGCTCTTTCTTTGATATTTTTCTCAACTTTCTTGTCATCTTCTGTATTTTCAGCTACTTTTGTCACAATATAACTCACGATTCCGCTGTTGATCAATTCTGCTAGATTCAAACTGATCTTTGATACAAATTTCAAAATCCTCATTCGAAATTTCTCCTTTCTTGGAGCATCCGGATGATTCTTCTCATTACAAATATGCGATTTGAGAAAATTAAAATGATGATGTTACATTTTCAGCAGTTTACAACACAAAAAAAAGACTCAGAATTAACTCCAAGTCTATTTTCCATACCAAATTACACTACTCTTTAACTTCAAGCATTATTTTTTTTCCCTTTTTCATGATCTTCTAATATCTTTTTGCATATTCCTTCACGAAGTGTTAGACCATCACATATCTTTGTCTTTTTATCCAAATTTAAAATTCCGTAAATTCCAGCAGTCATAATTAATTGAGAATAAATAGGAATCCAACAAATAAAGAAGTTCTTAATTCCTGATACAATTCCTTTGTGTACTTCTTGATATATAATTTCTTTCATATTTGGATCATCGTAATCATAGTCCAGCATTATTTTGTTCATGTAATATCCTGCCAAAGTATTAAAAATCATAGTAAATACCTGCACTGATAAAACAAAACTCACAATATCCATGTCTCTTATTCCTCTTCAAAATCGTCTTTCATCATTTGTACGATCAGTTCCCGAATGGACATATCATCTTCTTCATTGTCACTATAAGAACCTTTGATATGTTCCCGATCATCTAAGAAAATAGTGATGAATGAAAGAAACAGCGCATATAATTGTCCAATGATTGGAAGAATACTTAAGATCATTGTAATCCCTGCAACCATAAAAGATCTCTTTTCAAAAAAACGTATTACATTTTCTTTCGTGTCAGGATCATCAAGTAACAATCGTTGTAGATAAGATTCTGTTAAAGACGTGTAGAATACCGTTCCCATGATGACAAGGTTCATAATATATATGATTTTCTCCATCATAATAGTTATCCTCCACTACTTTATAATCTTTCTTATCTTAGGTTTCTTTGTCGCATCTGATAAAGACTTTTTGCTGACTACCTCAATATGATCTTCCATATTCTTTACAACCAGCCAGTTCTCAGGAACCAGTCCTGCTTCTTTTAGCATCATTTTCTGTTCTCTTGTTGGTTTCTTTCCATGTTTCATAAAAAAACTCCTTTCAAATTTCTTCTATAGTAAATATGCGAGATTTTCCGAAAGATATTTTTCACATATAAGATTTTAGAGCCAATCCTGGCATATTCATTCATAGACAGTCTTGGCAGTGATTTCATGTTAGCTTTTTTTGATAAATTTTTATATATGAGAAATATTTATTTTTAAATCTCTCATATTTAAAGTGAAACAATAAAAATCCGAACATTCTCAAAAACGAGAACATCCGGATGCTTGTTTACTTGTTATTCTTGTAATCAGTCTTTATTTATGGCTGATCACAATGATTATGATCATTTGTTTTTGGGTTGAAATGATCATAATTAAGACTATGCATGACTGATTGTCGTTTTGATACTCAGTCGCAAAGATCAGAGTCTGTGTTACCGCACGGGCTCTTTTTCTTTGCCTAAAATCTAACCATTTCTTTTGTATTTTCTGCCGTCTGTTTTTTAACATCTGCCATAGTTTTCTACCGATTTTCAACAATTTCGGTTTGATCTTCTTCCAAAGCCAGTCTAAGAGCTTGTTAACTATAAACTTTACAACATATTTTCTAACGAAATTTACTGCCGTTTCGGCGAATTTTTCGAATATATCCATAAGGATTCTCCTTTCGTGGAGCATCCGGACTTTTATTTCCTCAATTCAAATATGCGATTTGAGAAAAATAATCTGACAGTGTTATGTTTTCAAAAGATTTCTACACAAAAAAAAGACTTAGAATTATTTCCAAGTCTAATTTTTCATATGAAATTACACTACTTGCAAACTATTCTTCTACAACTCCTGTTTTCTCACATGAAACAGTTCTTGTTTTTCCACTTGGGATCTTATATGTTTCAACAACTTTGACTGAAAGAATTCCTTTCGTGTGATTGCATTCTGTGATCTCAACTTTCAGTTTGCTATCTGCTGTCATCTGATTTTTTAAATGCTGCTGGAATCCTTTTGCCATTGCATCATCTGTAGAATATTTGTTGTTTCTGCAACTTTGGATCGTTGCGTCAACTGCATTGCTTGTATTTGTTGTCAACTCATCCTGACGGACGGATGTTGCAGTCGTTGCCTGCATGATGTAAACAGAAAATACCATGATCAGGCATACGATAAATCCTGTGATCGCACCTTTCAT